CAGCAGCTGATGGTGGACTAATTGTTGATGAAGATATGACAACAATGATGGAAGTGTAATGGCAAAAAATGGTCTTGATAAATGGTTCAAACAAAAGTGGGTGGACATTGGAAGTAAAAAGAAAGACGGTTCTTTCTCAAAGTGTGGAAGATCAAAACAAAAGAAAGATGCAAAACGTAAATACCCAAAATGCGTGCCACTAGCTAAAGCTAGAGGTATGTCAGAAGGACAAAGACGTTCAGCTGTAAAAAGAAAAAGAGCAGTAGCACAAGGTGTCGGTGGTAAACCAACTAACGTCAAAACATTTGCAAAGAGAACTAAGAAAGCAGATGGTGGAGATGCAATGGTTAGACAAGCGCAAAAAAATTATATCGGAAGTTATGTATCAGGAGATTTAGGAGGAGTAAATGTAGGAAATAAATCTTACGCAAAATATTATTCTAATCCTGGTTTTAAAATGCCAAAAATATCATGATGGTTGAGAGAGTAACAATGGCTAAAGGTGGAATGCCACCTAGAAATAAAAAAAATTTTCGTCCTACTAAAAAAGGTGCGGGAATGACAAAGGCTGGTGTAGCTGCTTATCGAAGAGCTAACCCAGGTTCAAAATTAAAAACAGCAGTGACGGGTAAAGTAAAACCTGGATCTAAAGATGCTAAACGTAGAAAAAGTTTTTGCGCTCGTAGTGCAGGGCAAATGAAAAAATTTCCAAAAGCTGCTAAAGATCCTAATTCTAGACTACGTCAAGCTAGAAGGAGATGGAAATGTTAATAGACTTTTTTAAAAAAATATTAGGACTAGACAAAATAGATTATAGAATTAGACAATTAGAGAGAGCAAAATATTGGAAGGAAAAATATGAAAAAACAAAAAATTAAAAAAGTTATGAAAGGTTTGCAAAAAGCATCAAAGACTCATGCTGCTCAAGCTAAAACATTGAAAGGAGTATTAAATGGCGGATCCAAAAAAAGGAACAGGAAAAAAACCTAAAGGCAGTGGTAGAAGGCTTTACACTGATGAAAACCCAAAAGACACTGTTGGAATCAAGTTTGCAACGCCAACGGATGCGAGAAAAACTGTTGCGAAAGTTAAAAAAATCTCTAAACCGTTTGCTAGGAAAATTCAAATTCTAACTGTTGGTGAACAGCGAGCCAAAGTTATGGGTAAATCAAAAGTCGCTGCTATATTTAAGAAAGGCAAAGATGCTATCAGAAGAACTCGTAGTAATAAGTAGACTACAAAAAATATTAAAAGACGAATACCATAACATCGGAGAAAGTATGATGTCGGGTACAGTTGACAATATGGAAAAATATAAGTATATGCTAGGACAAGCACATACGTGTTTAAAAATTTTACAGGAAATCTCTAACCTGCTAAATGAAAAGGAGCAAAAAGATGAAAAAGGAACAGTCATCAAACTCGACCCAAAAAGTTAAATATGCTTTGGCGGAAAAGTATGATCAAGAGAATAAAGAAAAAAATCAAAAAGAAGTTGACGCTTACGAGCGTTTAAAAACTAAAGAATCTGAAAAGCTACCAAGACCAACTGGGTGGCGTATGTTAATTTTACCATTTAAGATGAAAGAAAAATCTAAAGGTGGAATTATTTTTGGACAAGAAACTTTAGAAAAACAACAAGTTGGTTCCACATGTGGACTTGTGTTAGCACAAGGTCCAGATTGTTATAATGACAAAACTAGATATCCAGAAGGCCCGTGGTGCAAGACAGGTGATTGGGTACTCTTTGCTCGTTATGCAGGATCAAGAATTCAAATTGACGGGGGTGAAGTACGTTTGCTAAATGACGATGAAGTATTAGCTACTATAGATAACCCTGAAGATATACTTCATCAATACTAATCATAGAAGGAGAAAACTATGCCAGATACAGACGATCTGAAAAAAACAGTTGACCTCGATACTTCCGGTCCAGCGATGGACGTCGATGTACCTGAAACAAAAGAGGAAGACGTAATAGAACAGAAAGAAGCTCCAGTTGAAGAGCCAACAGTAAGAGCTGTTGAAGAAAAAAAAGAAAGCTCTGTCGAAGATAGACATGAAGAAAAGAAAGACGATACAGAATTAGAACAATATAGTGATAGCGTTCAAAAGAGAATAGCTAAATTAACAAAAAAATGGAGAGAAGCTGAACGACAAAAAGATGAAGCTTTAACTTATGCTCAACGTGTCTTAAGAGATAAAAAAGAAACAGAAGCTAAGCTCTCTAAAATAGAACCTAACTTTCTTAAAACAAGTGAAGAAAGTATTGTGTCTGGTGTTGAAGCAGCAAAAGCAAAACTTGCAGCAGCTAGAGAAGCAAATGATCTAACAGCTGAAGCCGAAGCTATGCAATCAATATCTGAATTAGGTGTTAAGAAGGCTAGACTTGAAGAAGCTAAACTCGCTAGGGAGAACCTAGAAAAACAACCGGCGAAACCCGAAGTTAATTTAACAAGACAACCAGCTGCACAACCACCTGATCCTAAAGCTGAAGCATGGAGTGAAAGAAATTCATGGTTTGGACAGGATACAGCAATGACTTATACAGCCTTTGATCTTCATAAAAAGTTAACTGAACAAGAAGGTTTTGACCCATCAAGTGACGAATATTATTCGGAAATAGATAAGAGAATAAGACTTGAATTTCCGCATAAGTTTGCTAATAATAGTGATTCAGGAGAAAATACACGACCTGCTCCGGTACAAACAGTAGCTTCAGCGAAGCGAAGTACCAAATCTGGTCGCAAAACTGTGAGGCTCACACCATCACAGGTAGCAATCGCTAAAAAATTAGGTGTGCCACTTGAAGAATATGCGAAACAATTAAACATCACGAAGGAGGCTTAAGCATATGGAAAATAATAATGAAAAGAAAACCTCTCGTGCGAGTCAGACTAGAGAAAAAGAATCTCATAAAAAAGTTTGGACTCCACCATCAGCATTAGATGCGCCCCCTGCGCCTACAGGTTTTAGGCACAGATGGATAAGAGTTGAATCTTTAGGATTCCAAGACACTAAAAACGTCGCTGGAAGAATAAGATCAGGATACGAATTAGTGAGAGCTGACGAATATCCAGATTCAGACTTTCCCATTGTAGAGGACGGAAAATATAAGGGGACAATCGGTGTTGGCGGCCTAGTGCTCGCTAGGGTACCAGAAGAGATCGCGCAACAAAGACAAGAGTACTATGCTAAACAGCATGCGGAAAAAGTCGAAGCAGCAGATAACGATCTTATGAAGGAAGAGCACCCAAGCATGCCTATCAATATTGATAGACAATCGCGTGTTACTTTTGGTGGCTCAAAGAAATCCTAATTAGGAATTCACAAACCATCGAGATAACATAAACCCGTACTGGAGGCCCGCAAGGGCAGGTACAACTATAAGGAGGCCTCTATGGCAAAAACTAACAAAGACGCAGCCTTTGGCTTAAGAGCTATTGGCAAAGTTGGTCAGAATAGAGACAACCAGGGTTTAGGGGAGTATAGTATATCATCTGGTGATACTACTAAAATCTTCTTCCAAGATGCGGTTTCAGCAACAGCAGCAGGTACAATTCACCAAGCTGCAGCTTCTGAAGCGTTTCTTCTTGGATCACTCAATGGGGTTTTTTACACTGATCCAACAACAAGCAAGCCTACGTTTGCTAATCATTATCCGGGAACAATCGCGGCTAGTGATATTAAAGCTTTCGTAGCTGATGATCCGTACGAAAGATTTGAGATTCAATCGAACAAAGCTACTGCGCACGCGCAGACAGATGTGTTCAAGAATTTCAACATCGAAGTAACAGCTGGAAATTCTGCGAATAATGTTTCTAAGTCGGAACTAAATCACAGTACATCTACAACTGGTACGGCTCAAATAAAAGTAACAGGTATCTCAAATGAAGTAGAGAACAGTACAATTGGCGCTGCCAACTTGAACTTTGTTGTCATGATCAATGAGCACCTGTATAACGCTAAAAATAACGGTATATAATAGTTAGAATAGGAGAAAAAACATGGCTATATCACGAGGACAACTAGTTAAGGAACTAGAACCAGGCCTGAATGCACTATTCGGACTGGAATACAAACGTTATGAGAATCAGCATGCAGAGATATACGTAACAGAAACTTCAGACAGAGCGTTTGAAGAAGAAGTTATGTTATCTGGTTTTGCAAATGCTGCAGTTAAACCGGAAGGTTCTGGCGTAGTTTTTGACAATGCTCAAGAAACTTACACAGCTAGATACACTATGGAAACTGTTGCACTAGCGTTCGCGATCACTGAAGAAGCGATCGAGGACAACTTGTATGATAGACTTGCGTCTAGATATACAAAAGCATTAGCTAGATCCATGGCGAATACTAAACAAATCAAATCAGTGGATCCGCTTATTCAAGGTTTACCAACTACGAATAATTTTGATTCAGGTGATGGTGTTTCTTTATTTAACACTGCTCACCCAACAATCGCGGGCACTGTATCAAACACGTTAGCGGTACAAGCTGACTTGAATGAAACTTCATTAGAGCAATCATTAATTGACATTGCGCAACTGACAGACGAAAGAGGTCTAAAAATTGCTGCAAGAGGTGTTAAAATGATCGTTCCAAGTGAACTTCAATTCACTGCTGAAAGACTGATGAAGTCTCAAGGTAGAACGTCAACTGCTGATAATGACATTAACGCAATCGCGTCAATGGGAATGATTCCACAAGGTTACAGAGTTAATAACTTTTTAACTGACACGGATGCGTTCTACATTATCACTGATGTACCTAACGGTATGAAGTATTTCGAAAGAACTCCAATCAGAACAGCGATGGAAGGTGATTTCGATACTGGAAACGTAAGATACAAAGCTAGAGAAAGATACAGATTCGGTGTATCTGACTACAGAGGTATCTTTGGTGTTGAAGGTTCATAATACTTAAGAAATTTGAGGCGGGACACAATCCCGCCTCATTTTACAGATAGAAAGCATAATGACTACATTTCTAGTAAATATTTGGGCCTATGATCACCACACTAAATTTAGTGTAAAATGTGACAATAGCTCAACCTCACTAGAAAAAGCTGTACTTGACAAGTTAGGAGAAAAAAGTATAGTTTGGGAATATCTTGGAATATCTTATGATAACAAGATAAACAGAATAACCTATGAGGAGGTTATCGATGGAACATATGATGCAACACTTAAACGACCTTTATCAACAAAAGAGGGGTCTGGATCTACAGTGGGAGCAAGAGCATCTTAAAGAGGGTAGATATACTCTCAATATGGTCAAGATAGATCGAAAAGTTCGAGATGTCTTAAGCCACATCAAAATGGCAGAAGCTCAAAGAGAGCATCTGCGAAACAAAGTTGATGGTGCCGCTCCGCAAGTTTCCGTAGCTACTTAAACAAAAGGCTACATCGTTGGAAAAATTCCACTCCGCACTACAGGCTCTCTTGCACTCTACTAAAAACTAGTATATAAAAAACTTACTGTATATAATTAGTTTATGTAGACGCGTACAGTCGACAGCCTAGAGACTACATAAACAGAAACTAGGAGGATAATATCATGGCAAATACAACCTTTGACGGACCGGTAAGGTCAAAAAATGGTTTTCAATCAATTGGACCAGGAGCAGTCCCTGCATTAACTTTAGCAACTGATTTAACTGTTGCTGATCACGCAGGAAGACTTGTAACTATGGATCCTGCAGGCACACCAACTGCGATCACAATACCTGCAATCAATGCATCAGCTGATTCAGCTGTAGCAGGACCAGGAAGTGATCCAAATAACCCAAGCACAATTGGAACTACTTTTGAAATTCTTTTCACAGACGATTTCACTGGTACAATTAAAACAAAAGACACTAACGATAAATTTGTTGGTATGGTTACACTTGGAATTGATGCTTCAGTATCTGGAAAACAATTTGTTCCTGCAACAGCTAACAATGAAGTTAATCTAAATGGAGAAGCTGGTGCTGCTGTCGCAACAACAGGTGGTCTAAAAGGTTCTTACATTAAGTTTACTGCAGTTGCAGCAAACCTTTACTTTGTAGAGGGATTACTTAATTCTACTGGATCAATAGCAACACCTTTTGATACACAGTAATAAATAATTTTGTGGGCCTTCGGGCCCACATAAAATTTTAAGGAGAAAAAATGACAACATTTGGATCATCACAAGATGGAGTGGCGACTAACGTAACTACAGAGACTAAAACTATTCAGACTGGTAGAACTAGAGTGTACGGAGTGCATGTATCTGGTCCTAACGTAGCTGGTGTTTTAGATATTAAAGATGGCTCAACGTCTAAAGTAAAATTAAACAAGGCTGCTCATGTTCATGACATGACAATTAATTTTCCTGTACCAATTTTATTTAAGACTAATCTTAATACTGCTTTTACTACAGAACAGATTACAGCTATCACTGTGTTTCATAGTGGCGGAAATAACTCGTAGGAGGTTTACGTGGCTTTTTCAGGCACAAGTACATTCGAGAAATTTCTCTCGATCGACGATATTATAACTGAGTCTTTTGAAAGATTAGGATTCTTTGATTACTCTGGTAATGATTTAAGATCAGCTAGACGTTCTTTAAATATAATGTTTCAAGAATGGGACAACAGAGGTCTACATTTTTGGGAAGTAGCAAGAACTGCAATCACATTAGTCTCTGGTCAAAACGAATATCAAATTTTTAGATCACCATCTGATGGAAACGCCAACGGAATAACTACCACTTTATCATCAGGTATTACATCTACAGCTACAACTATCCCTGTTTCATCAACTAAAAACATGAACGACACAGGAAAAATTAGAATTAACTCTGAAGTAATTACTTATACATCTATCTCAGGAAATAATATTTTATGTTCTGCCTCTGATCGTGGAGCAGACGGAACTACAGCTGCAAGTCATGCATCTGGAGATACTGTTACAAATTTTGTTGATATGGTTTCAGATATTTTAGAAGCTAGTTTTAGAAATACAAGTGATGTAGACACACCACTTTCAAAAATTAATAGATCACAATATCAAGCGTTCTCAAATAAAGTTGCTACAGGTCAACCTTCACAATATTTTGTACAAAGGTTTATAGATAAAGTTACAATTACTTTGTATCTAACACCTGGAGATACACAAGCCGGTAATTTTATTTATTTCTATT